GTAAGGAATGTATCCACATTAGTCCAAAAGGTTTCGTAATTCAATCCAAAACGAGTATATTCGGCTTGTTTATCAGTTCCTTCTACTGATGTGAAGATAATCAGTTCTCGTACCTTATTGTTGTTTGATAAATCTTGACATAATTCGATAAAACGATTCATCAACTTTTCAGGTACATTCATATTGGTATTGATTGCTAACGATAAATTTGGGTTTTGTTCCCAATTTTCTTGAATATATTCCAATACCTTAAATGTGTCTTTGGAAAGTAGTGGTTCTCCACCAGTTATTCTAAATGTATGTAAATCCTTATACAAATCAGGCCACCATTCCCAAAATGCTTCTACATAGGGGTTTTCTTCGGATTGTTTGTAAGGCATCTCACCTTTCTCTCTCAACGAATCTATTTGGTTGTAATTAGTAGAAGTATTATATGGACCGTGTTTTTCGATTTCCTCTACCCATTTAGAAGAATATTGAGGACCACAGTATGCACAAGCAAAGTTACACGTGTTAGAAAACGAAACCTCAACATACTTTGGATTGAAATCAGTTTTCCAATGTGAATCTTTTATTTTATCATATTCAGATAATGACCACGGTTCTGATGATTTAAAAGTTCTATCTGAAAATGAATCTGAATTATCTTCTACATTCCAACAATAGTTACACTCATCAGGTCGTTTACCCTCTAACATTTCTTTTCGTTTTTGTTTCTTAAAACGAGTATTATGTAAGGCGGATGGATTTCGTTTAATTTCTCTTAATGGAATTTTATGAGGAGCAGGGTGGTGACACGAGTGTGTCATTCCTAATCCAAGATGCATTGTAACTTGTGTCCATTTAGCTAAACAAAATCCACACCCTACCTTATTTAATTTATTCCTAACATCGTGTAGTTGACTCATAGAGTAACATTTATCATTTTTGCTTTTGGAGTAATTTCATCAACACTAATCAATTCATATTTTAAAGAATTCATACCATCTGATTTATAATCCCACTTTCCTTGTTGCATTTGGTGAACAAATCTTTTTTCATTTCTTGCAGTTGTTTCACCTTTTGCCCATTTTATAATACCACCGTCGTCAATAAGTCCTTCATCTTTATGTGGTAAACAAAACATACGACCTGGTTTTCTATGTGGTATTATAGAATTGGGAATAGTTATTTCATCGGTACCATGTTTACACATAAAATTTTCTCCGTCATTACCATTGTTGGTTTTATCTAACACTAATCCATCTTTGAAATCGTAATGTAGGGATAACCCATCATTTGGTGGGTTGTTGGCTATGTTAGAAACTTCGGTTGGTGATAGAGCTCTATTCCAAATTTTAACATCAGCTATATCTCCTCTAAACCAACGCTGTACGTTATCATTTGGAACAGATGTAGTTGTTCCTAAATAATATGGAACATTACCATATCTTTTTAAAACACCATTGAACTCTAATGGTGAGTGAGTTCCAGTTCCCCACCTTGCATCGGATTCTTTACCATTCATATAGAAATGAATTTTATTATCATCAACCACAAAGGTAATCCAAGTCCATTTATTTTCGTATCTCTTCATCCAAGAATATAAATGTTCTTTTTGATTATTCCAAAGTTGTAAAGTATATGCTCGTGAGTTATTATATGAAAGACCCCAATCATATCCAGGTCGTCTCAAAATAGGATATTCTATAAATAATCTATCCTTATCACCAACTAACCAAATAGGAACTTTATCTTCTTGTTGCTCTGCTCTGACTAATACAGATACTGAATGAGAACGTGAAGTAATGTTTCGTAAATTACGAGTTGTTGGTATTTCTACAAATGATTGAGTACCATCGAATTTTAAAAAATCTCTAGTTTTATTTTCTAATTCCAAATTTGTTTCTGCAGTATATCCTTCTAAATGACAACGCCAAAATAAATCATCATCTTCCATTCCCCAATCCCAATAATCATTAGAATATCCGTTGGTTTTTTCAACTTGTTCTTTTGAGAATAAAACCGCTCCTCCAAAGTATTCTTCATACTTTAGTTGATAGTTCATTTGTGAAATATTAGTTGCGATGTGAATTGGATTATCTTTTGGAAATGAGTAATCACATCCTTCTTCGGGTATCATATCAATATCATGCCAAACTATGTAATCACACCCATCCTCAAATGCATGTTTTGCTGCAATATTTTTCATTGCACCTCGATTAAATAATTTATCATCAGTTTGATGACCAAAATACATACAATATTCGATACCCTGCTCTTCGAGATACTTACCAACTCTTGGTACAAACTCTTTTAAATGAGTTTCTCTGTTTCTATATGGTACACAAACTCCTAATTTCATTTTATTGATTCTGCTATTGCTTTTTTAAACTTTGTAGTACTCCAACCATGTGAACGATTTATCCAATGGATTTGAATTCCTAATTCTTTACCAGTATAATCTTTATCGATATAATCATCACCCAAGAATCTTATATCTGGATTAACTGCCCTTAACAACACCATTAATTCTTCTTCAGTATTATAACTTAAAAAAGTTGGATTGATAAAGAAGTGTTTTAACATTTCTTTTCGTTCCTCAACTGAAAGAATTGGTTTTAGTTTTTCAGGTCTTTCGATTGTTGGGTCATCATGTAAGAATATGTATTGTTTTTTACAATTATCATTTATTTCTTTGAATAACTCAATATAACCAGGATGGATTACATCAAAGTTACCAGCAATCATTCCTATTTCGGGTTGGTATATCATATTATAGAATTTGCTATTGGTTTAGTCCATATGTTTAGTGCTGCACGATATCCACTTGTTACTTTAGAAACTCCATGTTTTAATTGATTTCCATTAAAACAAATACAATCCCCCTTGTTTAATTTATAAATATCATCTTCTATTAGAAAATCTCCACCTTCATAATCATCAGTAAGAGGTATGGTAAACGTAAAGTCACTACGTCCATCTTTGTGTAAATCTAATGATCGGTTGTTTTCATATTCTGTTAAATTTATCCAAGATATATTAAATTTATTAAATGGACTGATATCGCGTAATAATACTTTTACTTCATTTTCAAATTTTAAATTTATATTAGTTCGTGCATACCAACCATGATGTGTTCTTGAGTCAATTTGAAATGTTTTTAATGCATGTTTTAATATATAATCACACTTTTCATGTGATATAAACTTAGGATATACATTAACATCTATCATATTTCAACTGATATTTTAGTAGTTGTATCTGTTAATATTTCTTCTGAAATATTTTTATATCTAAGTGTGTTCAATCCATCTATTCTAAAGTCAATCAAATCGTGTCTGACATCATTATAATATTTTAATTGGTTTTTACGAGTTTCTCTATGAACCCATTTATTACCGTTTGATGAATTAGATTTATGTTTTAAAGATTTAAATCGAGAATCTCTACGATGTGGTTTTGGTAGAAATGTAGTAAACGATTGTTCATCTTTATATAAATATATATTATTCAAATTCACCGAATAATTTCCACCCAAATCTACACAAGTTTCTCCATTAGATAGTTCAGGTAAAAGTTGAGAATAAAGATATTCTGATGATTTAAATTCTCCAAAATTTCTAAGTTTTGGTTTAGTTGGATTTTGAGATATCTCTCTAACTTCCTTTGGAGTTAAACCAATATCGTATATCTCGATACACGATATTAATCCATAGAAAAAATCAGTATTGGTTTTCTTACCATTGGCAGAACCTATAAAAATTTCATCAGTAGATAGTTGTAAAATATCAGTATCAATATCTTGAGTTTCTAATAATTCACCATCTACATAAAATGAAATTTGTTTATCAGAATATACCATTGTTAAATGAACCCACCTTTCGCCAACAATTTCAGTTGAGATAGAATATGGTTTTTTATTTACATCGTAAACTTGACAAAAGAATCTACGAAAGGAATTGTAAAATAATCCAATGTTATAACCTGGTATAGAAATAATCGGTAACTCATCATAATCTTTATTTTC